ATGGTGTGCGCGACATTCCCTGCCGCGTGCGCCCATGTGCCCGTAACGTAGCTGAACGTGGTGGGTGGGATGTACTTCTGCATATGTGTATCGTGAACGTAACCCATGATATTTACTCCTTTTTCACTGGCGGAGGGTGTCGTCAGTGTGACTAAATCCCCAAAGGTGTTTTGTTCACCTTTGGGGTGAATACATTACGCGACGTTGGACTTGTGGAGCGCGGACCAGTTGCCAATACCAGTGGCGAGGAAGTGGCGCACCTTCAAGCGGGACTCGTCGTTCGAGAACATGGCAGGGTCGCGCTGATCTCCCGCAATGATGACCTGCGGAATGAGACCGTAACGAGTGCCAAGCATGACGCCCGGGAGCAGGTTCGGGTCTACGACTGCCGCCCAATCCGTGGCGTCTGTCCATTCAGGGACAACCACGGGAAGAACCTGACCGCCGTAGGACGGTCCGCCATTCGCGGCCACGGCTTCAACCGAGGACGCCCAGCGCGGCATGAACAAGGCTTCGGCCTGTGATTTCAGGGCGCGGGGAACAAGACAGATCGTCGGCTCGATGGCCTGTTTCTTGCCTGTTCCGTAATAGCTTGACTCATTGGCAACCAGCATCGGCTGGTTGTACACGGCGGAAGCGACCGCATTCCATGCGGTGTAGTCGGTGCCAAGCGCCGTGGTGAGAAGGTTGGCATGTCCGCCGGCAGTGGTGACGGCGGTGGCGTTGAATAATGCGCCAGTGTCGGCGAGGGTCGGGCCTGCTCCGCTGGCCTGAGTGAAGATATAGGCGATCTGCTCGGAGATGTTACGCAGCGCGGCCATTGCGATCTCACGCGGTGCGGCGCGAAGTTTGCGGGTATCGTCCTTGTCCATGGCTTCAAGCGTGAAGGACAGATAACCACCATACTTGATGAAGGTGCTGGACTCGCCGTTGTCGCCGATCTTCAATTCGCTGTATTCGGCTCCTTCGCTCACGGATGGCAGGCTGGCGATGGTTCCGAGACGCAACCATTTGATGTCGTGCAAGGTCTCGAACGGCTCAACGGTGACGATCTTCTCCCACCAGTTGTATCCAGCTTTGCCGTATTGATTCCACTGCATGACGATGGCCTTATTCAAGGCACTCTGTACCAGCTTGGGGAAGGTGGCGGTCGTACCCTGGAATTTGGCGAGACGCGCATCCACATCACCAACGAAATTGAAATCATTGGTAAGCATGAGATAGGCTTCTTTGATACCCGAGAATTTATGCACTTTCAAATTCTCGCTCCCCGTGTCGCGGGGTGCGCCGATCAGGTCGTCAATGGCGGCCTGTAATTGATCTTCGCGGGTGAACATGCCTGTGACCTGAGTAGGTCCAACAATGGACGCGGCGGCGGATTGCTGGGCAAAGGCTTCCTTGAAGGAGTCGATCTCGGCCTTCAATTCGGTTGGCTTGAACGTGCGATTGCTGAAACGGTCGCGGATCATCTTGATCGCGGCTTCGGGCAGGTCTACGCTGGCGGCATCGAGGGAGGTGCTCAACAATCCCTGGCACATTTGCAGGTGAGTTTCCTTTGCGCCCTTGACGGCATCGTTGATCTCTGCCTGTGCGCCTGTGATGTCCTTCATGGCCTGTACATGCTCCTGTAATTCAGGAGTCGGGGTTTCATTCTCTTTCGGCATTTCAATTCTCCTTTGCTGAAATTTTTCAGCAACAAATTTTGTGCGGAAGGCGGGATTGATCACCATATCTTCCGAACGGACACGAAGAATGTTTTGAACATCCTTGTCATCGCTGGTGAAGATCAGGACGGGAGAGAAGCCCATATTCGGGTGCGGGTCGTGATCGCTAAACATCTCGTCCGCGTATGCTCTGAGCAATTCAGCGGCGGGACCTGTGGGTCTGAGGTCTGCAATAATGCCCTGCTGGGAGTCATCCCAACGGGGGTTTGAGAACACACCTGCAAGGTCGTGAACCGATTCACCAAACATATTATGGTCGGTGAAACATTCGACACCTTCCCAAAACTTCACGGCATCCTGCAATACCGAAGCGGGAAAGTTCCAGCCATTGGCTTGGCCTGCGTGAATGACAAGGATCTCGTATCCCTTGGCGGTTTTCGCGGGTGTACTCTGGAACGCATCGAAACGTAATTCATTGTTTCTTGGATTTGGCATTGATCGCTCCTTATTTTGGTTCTTTTACTTCACCTGTCTCGGCGTCGGTCGTCAGTCCGCCTTGATCGGTGTTGGCAGGTTTATTCAGTGGCTTGCGGATACCTTTGGGGATCGCTTGATTTGCTGGCAGCACTTCACCAGCGAAGCGATAGACAAGGCGCATGTACTCGCGCTCGTCCAGTAGTTTGCGGTCGTACATATCTCCGATGGCAGAAACGATCTGACCTGTGGCGAGGGCAAGCCCTGCATTATCTCGTTCGGTGGCATCTGCGGATTTGATCTCTATCTTTGCATCACGCTTGATATTTGAGTCTTTTTCTGCTTTGCGTTGAACGGCGACGGTCAGTATCTTTAGAAGGATGCGTTTGAAAAGCCTTTGGTTATCTTCAAAGGCTTTGAACGCGGGAGTTCCTGCCGCGTCTGCCGTGGTGCGCGTGGAAGACTCAGGCTCGGCAAGGTAGTGCATGGGCGCATGATTTACAGCGATCATCTTTTTCAGAGTTAGACCATCGCGCTCCGCTTCTCCGCTTGAAAGGTTGGGCGCAATGACGCTCCATACTTCGGTATCATCATGGACATTGACACTGCCTGACTGTGGGGGATTGGTTCTAAGCTCGTGCTTGCGGGTCTTGACCTTCTCGGGGTCTGTGCCTTTGAGTGCCACATCATACATATAGGCTTGGCGGTATCGGTTGAGGCGTACTCGATCTTCGAGAAAAGATGCGTAACGCCCCAGCCACGGAAGATCGGGCCAGATTTCACCCTCTCCCCATGCTGTGCCTGCGAGTTTGTTGATCGCGTAGTGGTGCATGAAGTTGGGTGTACTTACGGAGGGCAGGCCGCGCGGGTTGGGATAGGTCTGAGAGTCCACATCCATATTCAACGGTTTGGTGATGTATGCAAGTTCCTGCTTCACATCGTTGTTTGCAGTCTTGATCTCTGCGATTTGATCGGTTGGGAAGATGCGTACATAGGTCATGCCGCTGTTGTCTACCGAAAAGAGCGGGAATAGATTGCCAGTAAGGAATATCTCATTTGATATTTCTTCGAGCACGTCATCCATCTGGTTCAGATCGTGGTTCCAAAAGGTTGTAAGGAATTTCTGAGTCTGTGGATCGTCGCACTCGAAAGTAATCCCGTCGACGTTGTAGATTTTGTATAGGTTGGTGAGGCGGCGGGCCAGTGGGTTGAGACGCCATGCCCTGACCGCTTCCTCCAAAATGGTGTCGCGCTCGTAGGAATAGCGGTCACGATATAAGCCATTCCATGACTGACCAATCAGGATGGTTTGCTCTGTTTCTTCGGGGCGGGTAAGAGGCATGTTAGTAATTCCTGTCCATCTCGCGCATCGGGTCGCGGATAATAATATTCTCGGCTTCAACGGCAATACGCCATTCCAATTTATCTAGAACTGCGGTCATTGCATCGGTCACAACATGATCGTCATGGATCAGCAGGCCGTCCGCGTCGCGTGTGCCGTCTGGAACGCTCCAGCGCATTGTTTTTGCGGGACCGATCAGGATTTCAGAGGTGCAGGCCGCGTATTGCTTATCAATCTCTGGCGAAGGACAACAATCACGGAAGCGGCCAGTATTGATAATGGCGAGGTAGCCGTAACCGATCTCTGACTTGACCTGCGCTGAGAATTTGATAGGCAGTATCCGCGTGGGGTGGGACTTGTCGAACATTGCCCAAAGACCCTCGCCGACTCCTGTGGCATCGATCACCATGTATTGCGGGTTCCACACGCTCCACATGGCATTGATCTTTCCAAAGATCGTGATGTGGTTCTCGCCTGTCCAAGCCATTTGTTTGACACGGCGATAGATGGGGGCTTGCAGGATTTCAAGCTGGGAGAGGTCAATCGAAAAGATATGCAATGTGACCTGATCGCGGCCTGGATTGGTTGAGCCTGTATCATCGAGGGACATACTGGCTTCATCCTGACCTGCCACGTCCACGATAAAGGCATAGATTTCTCCAGCCTGCGGGGTTTCCTGTGCTGGCTGATCTCCCTGCATCAGTGCGCGGCGGGCGGCGTTGAACATGCCGGCCTGCGCGTCTATCCGCTCACAGAAGTATTGCGTCTTTACTAATGGGTGTTCGCGTCCAAGTTTCTTGATCTCCTGATCCACGAACTGCCCGTAGGCTGGCACATGCTTTCTGACTTCTTCCGAGGTATACAGAAATACGCGCTTCCTGCCGTCTGCCTTCTCCGCTTCGCGTGCCGCGTTTTCCTCGCGGGCAAGCAGGGTGTTACTCGTCCAGACTGTGCCGACGATCAGGCGTGTAGCGTTGGTGCTGGCAACCATGGGCGCAAAGTCTTTGTCATACTTTGCTGGTGAAATATCCTGCGCCTCGTTGATAATTAGTAGTAGGCTGGCCGTGGCGCCCACGACTGCGGCGGACTTATCGCCTGATAAAAATGAGGTCGTCGCCTGTCCGATCATCCGCATGTAATCGCTGCGCTTCTTCCACATGCTTTTGGTTAGAAGATTTGCCTTGAGTCTGTTTTCCAAACGCATGATCGCATTGATGGTCTGTGGTTTGTAGGTCGGATTGGCAACCACGATCCCTACCTCACGGTGAGAGAACAGGGTCATCAGGTAGGAAAGCAGGTTTGCAAGTAATTCGTCCTTGCCTGCCTGTCGCGAAATGATCAGGATGATGGTATCTCCGCGCTTGTGGATCACAGAGTCTACGATGGCATTGCCTGGCTCGGATTGATACTGGCGTAGGCGGATGCCTCCCCCTCGTGCCGTGTAGTTGTCGAGGGTGCGCGAGATTGTTTTTATGGTCTGCGTCAAGTTACTCATAGCCCCATCTCCAGACGTAATTCCTCCAGCGCGGCGAGGATCGAGGATTGAATATCTCCGCTCTTTCCACGAATGAGGTATTGCGTCCTTACAAGAGTTGCTTGGGATTGAGTCATTGCCGCGAGGGTGTTCAATTGCCTGAGATAGTGGTCATTTCTTAGATTGTTTCCGTTGGCGTCGGTGTAGGTTTCTGCCTCGAATGAGATTTGATCGAATAGCCTGTCAATCATCACGCGCAAGAGCACAATTTCGGGGGATACGTCCAATCCTTCCTGTACATCAAGCCGCTTTACTTCATCAGGCGTAAAGGTTTTGGAGTAAAAGCCGTGGCGTAGAGCGTTCTTGTTTCCTTGCTGGCCTCCGCGCTTCTTCGTACTCTTGGCTTTCTTGCGCGGAGTCATTGGATGAATATCTTGAACAGGGCAATCAGTGAGAGTAGGCCATTCCCTGCGAATAATGCGTAGATGGTATTGGCCTTTACCTGTCCTGCTTCAACGGGTCGCAAGCGGTTCTCATGGTCTGCGTGTCCTTTTTCGAGGGCGTCCAGGCGAAGATCAACCAGTGCGGCATGATATTTATTCCGCTCTGCTGTGACTGCCGCTACCTGCGTCTCAAGGTCTTTGGTATGGAGTCTCAGTACTTCGGCTTCTTCTGCCGTCATTACGGTTTTGGTCCCTTGTATCCATGCTCACGCGCCCATGCGTCGATGGATAAATGCCATTCGAGGGACTCGGATGGGGGAGGCGTGACCAGTTCTTCGGTGACGTAGAAGTTTTGCCCGTTGGCAATGCAGATGTATTGCCCTTCTGCATTCTTTGCCCAGGTGCGGTCGCCGATCTTGATAAGTTCGACGCAAAAGAAACGCGCTCCGCGTGCGAGGGTTCGGATGACTGAATTTGCAAGTAGGTCGGGTTTGGTGCGTAGATAAATCCCCTGTGTGGCGGTGACGATAAACGTTCGCTTTGTGAGCATGGTACTCCTTTGATAAATGACGAGAACGGCTCCGCGTTTCTTTGGCGAAACGCGAAACGAGAACAGCTATTTGCAAGCCGTTCTCGTCTGAGGGCATAATAAAACACAAATGTTCTAATGTCAAGTGTGTTTGTAGGGCTTATGGGACTTATAGGGGCTATTGGCTATGTGGCAAGCGGGTTTCTTGCACATAGCCGCAGGCGTGAAAGGGGGACTGTCCCTGCTTGACAGGTTGTTTTATTGGGTCGTGTCTTGAAAAAGAATTGCCCGCCATCGCGCAGGCGAGGCGGGCTTTACTTTATGCGGCAGGCCGCAAACAGATAGCAGGAGTGCAGAGGGCTGCAAGCCCTTTGCCGCCGAACGGTTTGCTTTACCCGCAAGTGGGCGGGGTGGATTCACTTTGAGATGTGGATAAACTCAAAGGCGGGACAATGCCAGTAGATGGCGCAGACTCCCACTTGTCGGGTGCAAGCTGTGTTAGAAAGCCTTCAAACGCAGAGACTTCTTTGCTGGCACATTCACGACAGTAATAATCACCTTCAACGTATTCATGCGATGTACTGCGCCAAAAGTAATCCTCCTGAGCAACGTGTTCATTTTCACAAGAATCACATTCGCCGTCAAACTCACATAATTCAAAACCGTATTTTTCTAATTCATCATTTGACATATAAATACCTTTGCTGGCAAGTGGCTTTCTAACTATGTTTTATGCGGAATGTACATCAAAATTCTAATCTTTCGTATCGTTTCCGCTTTGGTTTTACAACGACATCGGGCAGGACTGCTTTTACTGCCTTCTCGATTGCGATTTTTACC